TCCGGAGTTCCTCCGATGAGAAACGAGGTGCACATGACAGACACGAAACAGAACCAGTCGCTTGATCGCGTGACCGACCTGGCGGCCGAGCTCGCAACAGCCGAGCTCGTCTCGACCGGGATCCGCATCCGGCTGAACGCCGAGATCCAGAAGCAGTCCGAGCAGGGCGTGACGCAGTTGGAGATCGCGAAGGCGGCTGGCATCTCTCGGCAGCGCGTCGCGCAGATCCTCGAGAAGGGGCTCGCGTGAGCGCCCTGACGCCCGGGTTCAAGCACGTCTTCCGCCTCGCGGACGGGGAGGTGCTCGAGGCTTTCCCGCCGCGCGGGGCGCTCCGGACGATGGACCGTCGTGGCGATCGTCCACCCGAGGTCGTCTGGGAGATCACGACGCCGGCCGGGCTCGTTCGGCGCCTGTGGCCGGAGGAGATAGCGGAGTACGAGATGGTGGAGTTGTGAACCTCTACTTCATCTGCGTTCTCGGGGGGATGATGATCGGCTTCGGGGCGGGCATCCTCTGGGAGCAGTGGCAGTGGGAGTACGAGCCCCTGGACGACGAAGAGAACCCTTCATTCAACGACAGGAGAGTGAAATGACCGCACGCATGTTCATCGCATCCGTTCTCGCCGCCGGCGCGCTCGGCTACGTGATCGTCGACCAATCCCTCGCTGCGTCCACGGCAGTCTCCCCGTCCTACATCGCAGACCAGACGCGGCAAGTCGTGACGAAGCGCCTCAAGTTCGCCGGATTCAACGCTCGCGTCGTGAATGTCCGCTGCACGGGGAACGGCCCTAATGGATGGTTCTGCATCGTCCGGCTCACCGACGGCGAGGTGTTCGCGTACAACGTGACCTTGCGCGGGTCGCTCCTGAACTGGAAGATCCAGCAGTGACCGACATCGACACGCTCCTAGATGAGACGCAGCGTGTGTGGGACCCACGAGATCGTGAAGTTCCTCCCGAACAACCCGCCGCAACGAGGACAGTGGCCCGACGGGATCGTCGTCGTGAACGACCAGCGATGCCGCGTCGTGAAATGCAAGGTCGCATGGGACGGGCCCCACTGGACGATCAAAAGCCTCTGGGTGCGGCCATGGCTCGCGCCGGGGGACAATCCCGCATCTGCTACGCTCCACCCGTCCCGGTGATGGCGCCGCGGTCGGTTCGCCGGCCAAGGAATGAACCCAACGTCAAACCTCCCTGCTCGCAGGCGGCGCCACCCGAGACACCTTTCGTTCGTTGGAGTGGTGCGTAGGGGCCGGGGGAAACCCCGGCTCAGGCGCGTGTAAACTCACACGAGATGGCGCCCGGCAAGACGATCAAGTACACCGGGGCGAACCTCTACCCGAAGCAGCGCGCGGCGATCTATGACCCCGCCCGTTTGGTGACAATCGAGGCCGGAACTAAATGCGGGAAGACGATCGGCTGTCTTTCTTGGCTCCTCGAGCAGGCTCTTCTCGGGGGTAGCGAGGGGAGAAACTACTGGTGGGTCGCTCCGGTGTTCGGCCAGGCCGGGATCGGCTACCGGCGCATGAAGATGAAGATCCCGCGAGGTCTCTACAAGGCGAACGAGTCGAAGCTCACGATCACGCTCGCGAACGGTGCGATCATCTGGTTCAAGTCTGCCGAGCGACCAGACGACCTCTACGGCGAGGATGTGTACGCCGTCGTGATGGACGAGGCCTCGCGCATGAGGGAGGACGCCTGGGTCGCGGTGCGCTCGACGCTCACGTTCACCCGCGGTCCGGTTCGGATGATCGGGAACGTGAAGGGGAAGAAGAACTTCTTCTACCTACTCGCCCGAGAGGCCGAGCGCGGCGAGTCCCCCGACATGGCGCACCACCGGATCACCGCGTGGGATGCCGTCGAGGCGGGGGTGCTTGACCGTGCCGAGATCGAGTCCGCCTACCGCGACCTGAAGCGCCTCGGCCGCGAGGGCACGTTCAACCAGCTGTATCTCGCGGAGGCGTCGGACGATGGCGACAACCCGTTCGGGATCGAAGCGATCGACATGTGCGTCGTCGACAAGCTCTCGACGGAGTATCCGAAGGCGGCCGGCGTCGACGTGGCTGGGCGCGGTGCTCAGAATCAGGCGGAGTCGTCGGAGGACTCGATCCAGGAGCGCGACTTCACCGCGATCGTGATGCTCGACAAGGAGGGGTACACGACGCATCTGTCGCGCTTCCAGATGGGCCCGGCTGACACGGCGACGGAGATCGCCCGGGTCGTGAAGGGCACGATGGCGCTCGTCGACTCAACGGGGGCCGGGGACGCGGTGGTCGAGGCGTTGCAGCGGCGCGGAACGATGCGCGTCGAGGGGTTCACGTTCACGGAGCGCTCCCGGCAGGACTTGCTCGAGGGGCTCGCGGTCGCGATCGGCGATGGGACGGTGCACTTCCCGGACGGGTGGATGCGTGACGAGCTCGACTCGTTCGAGTTCCGCTACACCGCTCGCGGCGTGCGATGGGTGGTGCCGAGCGGCTATCACGACGACGGTGTGATGGCGCTCGCGCTCGCGGTGAGGAAGCTCCCGAAGCGGAAAGGTGCCGGTCGGGCGCCGCTCGGGGTTCCGAAGCCAGCGGGGTCGGCGTGGCAAACTGACGAGGCGGCGGGCGGCAATCCTCTGCTCGGCGGTGCGCAGACGCCGGACACGACCTCGCCGCCGAAGACGACTGTGCCGATGCCAATCGTGATCGGTGGCGGAGGTGGTTCTCGGTGGGACATGTGATAGCTTTTCGCTCGTTGGGTTCATCGAGCGAGGGAGGTTGCGCATGCCTTTGAGGATCGTCTGCTGTTACCGCGATGAGAGCCACATCGACCCGCGCGCCAAGGAGGCTCTGGTCACTGCGATTAGCGGCCTAGATGTGGATGTGATCCTTCATCCCGTCGGGGACTCTCCGTTCGCCTACGGGGAATGGCTCGACTACCACTGGTCGATGTGCTCCAGGGGCAGTCAGTCGCTCGCGATCGTCGAGCCGGACATCGTGGTGCGCCCTGACGTGATCGACGCGTTCCTAAACCGGCCTGATCCCTACGTGTGTTTCCCCTACGCTCTGCTGACCGAGGTCGCGCCCGCGCTCGGCTGCACCCGGTTCAGCAACGAGTTCATCCGCGAACATCCGACCCTGATCGACGAGGCGGTCGCGATGAACGTGTCATGGCGGCAACTGGACGTGGTGATCCAGCGGAAGCTGCTCGTCGGGAAGTACGGCATTCAGCCATTGGTGTTGCTCCCGCCGGTCGAGCATCTGAACCCCGCGAAGGCGCTGCTCCCCGACGCCGACCCGACCCCGGTGATGGGCATCCCGGACATGTTCGGGAACCTCGAGGTGCTCGCGTGAACACTTGGGGAGACGGTCTTTGCTTGCACCGCATCATGGTGAAGAAGGATGTCTCGGGTGTGCGCGCGCTGATCGAACAGCGCCTCCACGTCGCGACTACCGTCGAGGACATCGACCCTCACTATGGGACGGCCATCGACTTCCTCGCTCCCCCCGACGTCGACCTCGACTTCCTGCGCCCGGACGTACTTCCGCCGAAGGGTGCCGCGTGAGCCGCATCGCGATCACGATCCCGACGATCGGGCGCGAGTCCCTCCGAGAGGCGGTGCAGTCGCTCGTCCCGCAACTCGCCGACGGTGACCGCGTGATGGTCGTGTGCGACGACATGACCCGCTACGACTTCTGCTCCGACACCGTCGCGGACGCCCGAGAGGCCGCCGCCGACGGGGTGATGTGGCGCACCTACCCGACGGACAAGCCGCGCGGGGCGTTCGGGCACGCGGGGCGGAATATGGCGCTCGACATGTTGCTCGAGTTGGAGGACGCGCCCTCATGGTCGTGGTCGATCGACGACGACGACATCGCGACCCCGTGGGCGCTCGAGAAGATCCGCGCGGCGACCCTGACCGGGGACTCGCCCTGGTACGTGTTCCGCATGGTCGGCGGCGCCGGGTCGCACTACCCGGGGCTGAAGCTCCCGAATCAGGGGCCCGTGATTCGCGCCGGGAACGTCGGAACGCCGATGCTCGTGTTCCCTGTCTGCGACGCACGCTGGGGCACCACGTCGGTCGACACGAACCTCGGCTCTCAGCCGGACGGCTACTTCGGCGACTACCAGATGGCAATCTCGCTCACGGACGAGCTCGGCCAGCCGGGATGGGTCGACTCGACGGTGTGCGAGGTGCGACCGAAGGCGGAGGAGGCATGACCCGCGCGATCGTCTTCTCCCGCAACCGCCCGGCGCAACTCGACCTGCTGCTCCGATCGCTCAAGCGGCACGCCGCCGACTGGATCGACGAGATCGTCGTGCTGTACCACTCGACCACCGCGGACTTCGAAATGGGCTACGCGCTCTGTCGCCTGGGTCACGAGAGCGAGAGCATCTCGTTCGTTGAGGAGTACGACTTCGCTGGACAGATGCTCGACATCGTCACCGGGGAGAATCTCGACCTCGTGGTGCCGTTCTGCGACGACGACGTGATGTTCGCACCCGTGCCATCCACCGACGTCGAGCCGTACGACATCCTCCGCTTCGACGCCGACCTCCTGTGCGTCTCGCTGCGCCTCGGGCGAAACACCACCGAGTGCTACTCCCTGCGGCGCCCGCAGCAGTTCCCGGGATCCCTGGCGTGGCCGTACGCCGCCGCGACGGGTGACTTTGCCTACCCGGGGTCGCTTGACGGGCACGTCTTCCGAGTCGACGACTTCGCGAGCCTCATCGACGGCGGCAACTGGAGCAACCCGAACGAACTCGAGGAACATCTCGCGCATGCCTGCCGCTTGCAGGCGGACAAGTGGCGGATGGCGTGCTACGACCACTCGATCCTCGTCGGCATCCCGATCAACTCGGTCACGCCGACGCACGGGTCGAACCGCCACGGCGAGCATCACCCGGTCACGACGAGCGAGCTCAATGAGCGCTTCCTGCAAGGCGCTAGGCTTTCGCTCGACACCGTCGACCCGAAACTGGTCGACGCAGCCCATGTTGAGTTCCCGCTTCGGTGGGAGGAAGCGAAGGAGGACGGCACTTGAGCGACACACGGAGAACGGTTTGGGAATGGGCAACCTCGTACGTCGGTGATCCCGGCAGCTGGTCGAAGCGCGGGTCGCTGATCCACGACTTCCTGATCGAGGCCGGGATGACCGCGCAGAGCAAGGTGCTGAACATCGGCTGCGGGAACCTCTCCGAGGGAGCCCCGATCATCCGCACGCTCGAGCCTGACCACTTCGTCGGGGTCGAGCCGAACGGCTGGCTCGTCGAGGCCGCCCTCGACCACGAGCGTGACCTCGCCCACAAGAGCCCGCGCTTCCTCTGGCGCAGCGACTTCGATGCGTCCGATCTCGGCGAACGCTTCGACTTCATCGTCGGGCACAGCGTCCTCAGCCACATCGCGCACTGGCAGTTGAACCAGTTCCTCGCGAACACCCGAGCCGTCGTCGACGAGGGCGCCGCGATGCTCGCGTCGATCATCCTCGATCAGTTCAATACCTGGGATGAGCAATGGGTATACCCGGGGGTGTCGCGTTTCCGCCTGCAGACGGTGATCGCGGCCGGTCGAGAGATCGGCTGGCACGTCGAGCGCGTCGTCGAGTACCAGCACCGCATGATCGAGGTGTGCCCGAACGACACCCACGACTGGCTTCGCTTCACCGCGATCCCGTCGTCCGCGGAGTTGAATGATCGGCGTCTCACGGAGGAGTCGTTGCAACAGGCGGAGCGCGAGATGCGCGCCCGGTACGAGAACGAGCGGCTGCAGCTTCTCGGCGCTGACGATCAGGCGCTCATGGAGAGGACGGGACTCGCGTGAACCGCCTCGTCGTCTGGGGAGCCCGCGACAGCCTCGACTCGATCCGTCACGTGTGGCGGCACTATCACCAGACCGCCGCGAAGCTCGGAATCCCGACCGTCTGGGTCGATGATCGCTCCCCGATCCCGCTCGTACCCGGCGACACCGTGCTCGCAGCCGACGTGACCGGCAAGAACCTCCGCTACTGGCCTGGGGTGAACTACGTCCTGCACAACTTCTCGGGCACCGACCAGCTGTGCGTCGACCTCGAGGCCACCCCGGAGCGCCTCCTACGCCTGCAAGTCTGGACGCATGACGCGGTCGGGGAGGAGTGGGCGCCGTGCCGCCAGTTCGACCTCGACGCGAGGACGCTCTTCCAGCCGTGGGGCTCCGACCTCCTCGCCGAGGAGTTCCTCGAGCCGGTGTTCAACCCGCAGGCCCGCGATGTCACGTTCGTCGGGGCGATCTGGTCCGACCAGTACCAGGGCGAGGAGCTCGGGAACGAGTGGACGATCCGCGAGGTGAAGGATGTCACGTCGCGCCGCGGCCTCACGTTCCGCCATCTCACGCACATCGGGGACGAGGAGAACGCCACCGCGGTTCGCTCGGCGCGGCTCGCGCCGGCGTTCGCCGGGGCGTGGCAGTGCCGCAAGGGCTACCTTCCTTGCCGATCGTTCAAGGCAGCAGCGTACGGCGTTCTCTCGTTCGGGAACATTCCGGCAATGGAGGGTCTGCTCGGTGCCGCGTCGGTCGCGAAGGGCTCGGTCGAGGAGACGATGGATGAGGCGCTCGGACTGAACCGCACCCGGTATCTGAACCTCGTGCGCGAGCAGCAGCGCGTCGTCGCGAACTACACCTACCGTGAGTCGCTCTCCGCGATCGAGCGGGCGTTCAAGGAGATTCAGGCGTGAAGACTGCGCTCGTCGCCGTCGTGACCGGCCAGGCCTACCACGACTACGCCGACAAGCTGTTCATCAGCGCTCAGGGACGGTTCAAGCCGACCGAGCGCGTCGTGACGATGAAGGTGCCCGGACGTGAAGGTCCGTGGCCCGCCGCGACCATGTACCGCCATCACGTGATGCGCGACCTGATCAAAGGGATGCCCGACATCGACTACTGGTTCCTTGTCGACGCCGACATGGTGATCACTGGCCCCGTCGGGCCGGAGATCCTCCCGACTGGGAAAGGCGACTATGCGCTGACCGCGACGCTGCATCCGGGGTACGTTGGGAAGCCGGAGCACGAGTTGCCGTACGAGCGACGCCTCGAGGCCGCGTCGAAGGTGCGAGAAGGCGAGGGGGCGATCTACTACTGCGGCGGGTTCTTCGGCGGCACCGCCTACGCGATGCGCCGCCTGTGCACGCTCACCGCCGACATCATCGACTTCGACGTGGATCGCGGGCTCACCCCGGCGTGGCATGACGAGAGCGCGCTCAACGCCGTGCTTGCCGCCGATCCGCCGAGCGTCACTCTCGACCCGCGGTACTGCTGCCCCGCGAACGCCGGGTGGTACAAGGCGACCGTGTGGCCGGAGGACTACTCGCTCGACGCTCGCATCACCGCGATCGACAAGGACGAGGCGACGAGGGCGGCGCGATGATTGCGAAGTTTTTTCCTACAAAAACCTTGCACGGAAAGAACGCATGACCTCCGGCTCTGACTTGATCGCCAAGGCTGAGATCCCCGGCTACGGCACCGACGAGGTCGAGTTCATCGAGGAGACGCTCCTCGCTTGCCGACCGAAGTTCATCGGGGAGTGGGGAACGAACCTGGGGGCGAGCGCGCGCATCTTCCACGAGCTCTGCGTCCACCACGAGATCCCCGCAGTCATCAACACCGTCGACCTGCCAGAAGAGCTCGAGTCGCTCGACCGCGATCACTCGGGCATCCAGACGGGCGACCTGCTCGAGGGTGTCCCTGTGTGGCGCCATCGAGGAGACGGGGTGACGGTCGCGCTCGAGATGTGGGTGCGGGCCGGGCGCCCGCCGGCGCTCTTCTTCCTCGACGGCGACCACGGCTTCGAGAACGTCTACCGCGAGCTCGTCGCGATCGCAACGGTCGCCCCGAGAGCGTGGATGTTGCTCCATGACACTCAGGGCGCCCCGGGCGCGGCGTCGCTGACGTTCGTGGGGCGGTTTCCGGGGCGCTACGACCGTGTGCACCTTCAGTCGCAGGCGGGGATGATCAGGATGGTTCCATGCCTGTGATCGACCTCTTTGTGATCGGGTTCAACCGCCCCGACCTCCTTCGTGAGCAGCACCGCTTGCTCTCCAAGTACATGCGGGACGAGTGGACGCTCGCGGTCGTCGACAACTCGACCGGCACGTGGCCGGTCGTGATGGCCGACGCCGCCCGAGGGCTCGGGGTGCGCTACATGCGCTCACCTTCACCGAAGGGCGAGCATCACGAGGCGCTCAACTTCGCCGCCCGCTGCGCGAACGAGGAGAAGAGCCGCTTCTGGGGCGTCCTCGACCACGACGTGTTCCCGTCGGCATCCTGCGATCTCGTCGAGAAGATCAAGATCGCCGGGTTCCTCGGGCTCGGGCAGACCTACTCGCCGCGCGTCGGCGACCCGCTCCGCTACGTGTGGCCCGGATGGTGCTTCTTCTCACGCACATGGTTGAAGGGCCGCATCCCGAACTTCGACGGGATCCGTGGCAAGTTCAAGTTCGACGACGGCGACACCGGCTCGATGCTGCACACCCTTTTCACGCCGCGCGACTGGGAGAGTCTTCCCGCGGTCGACCATGGTTACGGGACGATCCGCCCCGACGACGGGCATGGGCTTCAGAGCTTCGGTTACGAGCGCATGGACTCCTTTGTTCATTTAACAAACTCGTCGGGTTGGAAGGCGGTTCCAAATCCGCAGGAGCGCGAGCTCCTACTCCGCGCGATGGTCGCCGCTCTGTGACCCTGACCATCTTCACGGCCACGTACAACCGCCTGGAGACCCTCGAGCGCACCCTCCGCAGCTTCCGTAATCTCCGCACCCCGCACGAGGTCTGCATCGTCGACAACGGCACCGACGACCCCGCCTGCATCCGCTTCCTCGACCAACTCGAGAAGAAGGTGAAGAAGGTCTACCGGCTCCCGCGCTGCATCCACATGGACGAGGTGCAGGCGAACTACGACATCGCCTTGCGCGACCAGTACGAGACCGGGGACGCGGAATGGTTCGCCGTGAACGACTGCGACGTCTGCTTCGAGGGGTCGCACCCAAAGACACTCGACGCGTACATCCGCCTCGCGAAGGAGACGGGGCGCTCCGTCGGGCCGCACCTTCGCGTCGACGGGGCGATCCCGGTCGGCTACCCGCTGCGCTCCCGGGTGCTCGCCTGTGAGACGTGGATGCTGTACCGCTCCGACATGGAGTGGCTCGACGACATCCCGTTCTCAAGCGTCCAGATCGACACGACGTTCCACCTGTTCACCCCGCGCCGATCGTTCGACCGCCTCCACATGGACCCCTACCGCGTCGGGCCACCGTACGACGCGATGCACCTCGACTGGTACATCGACGTGACGCAGCCAGCGAGGGAGGATCGTCTTCTGATCCCGAACGAGCGACCGATGGGTTCGTGGGGGAAGAAATGGATCAGCGCCTACTGGTCCGACTTTCAGGTCAACCCCGAGTTCGCTTTTGAGCGACTGATGGCCGAGCCTACAGACCCCCACCACGATCTGTGCAACGTGAGCTTCACCCGGGCGTGGGCGTACCAGTATGGTCACGGCGTGCAGGCCAACCGCGAGGCCTCCGAGGAGCATCTGGCGGCGGCGATCCCCTACCCGAACGAGCGCTACTGGCTGCGTGCGGGAGATTGGAGCAGGATGATCTACAACAACAACTTCTCGGCTCTCGGGTGGGCGGCGTGAGTACCCTGATGGAACAACTCGACAAGGAGCGCGAAGGGCGCATCCATGCGCTGCGCCTGCTCGCGGTGCTCGTCGAGCGCGCCGGCGGAGAGGTGCGCATCACCCGCGAAGAGCTCGGCCATGACCGCGAGATTTCACAGAGCGAGATCGGGATCACCGGGGTGCTCGTGCTCAAGGCGGAGAAGAAGTGACCCCCGCTGGCGTCACGGTCTGCATCACGACCCACAAGGAGCCGTACGAGATCCTGAGTCGCGCCGTCGCTTCGGTGCATGCGCAGACAGTCCAGCCGCTCGAGATCCTCGTCATCGACGACGGCGGGCACATGACGAAGGAGGACGAGCAGAGCCTCGACACCGAAGGCGTGAAGGTGATCCGCATCACAAACCGAGGCCTCGCCGCCGCCCGAAACACCGCACTCATGCTCGCCAAAGGCCGCGCGTTCCTCCCTCTCGACGCGGATGACTGGCTCGACCCGACCTACATCGAAAAGACGCTCCCGCTGCTCACCGGGGAGGTCGGCGCCGTCCTCACAGGACTGCAAGAGCACGGACCGGTCCGTAACGGCACCTACCTGCCCGGGTACGACATGCACTTCAACCTCGTCACCGTAGAGCACCTCTGGACGACGAACCGCTTCTACTACTGCTCCCTCTACGACACCGAGCTCCTGCGAGAGGTCGGTGGGTGGAACCCACTCATGGCGGGGCCGTGGAATCAGGGCGGCGGTTACGAGGACTGGGATCTCTGGATCGACTTCCTGAAGCGCGGCGTGAAGCTCGACGCCGTGCTCGAGCCGCTTCTCAACTACTCAACCGAGTCGACGACCTCGATGGTGCACCGCGCGGCGCAGAATCGAGATGCGCTCCTGTCTGAGATGAAGCGTCATCACCGCGGTTGAGTGGTATGCTCCGGCTGTACGAACCTGGGAGTGTGACGCTTCCCTTCGTGTGTTCTGACGCAATGAGCGGCCCCGCGGAACCGGGTCCGTTCGTTTGACAGTACGCCCGATACCCGATCTGCGATACTCGCCTCGATGACTGGCCTTTTCAGCGAGGGCGACCTTCGCAACCCGAGCGCGAACGTGCGCCGCATGGTCGGAGACTTCGGCCCGTCCGTCGTGAACCTCGGAAAGGCCGCGTCGCCACAGAGGCGCAACCCCCTCAGCGGGAGCGCGCTCGGCACCGAGCTCGGCCGCTCCGGCCTGCGCCACTGGGGCGGGTTCGTCTTCGAGGAGTGGCTAAACCAGCTTCAGCAGGGCCAACTTGCCGCCCAGGTGTACCGCGACATGATGGACTCCGACCCGATCGTCGGGTCGGTCATCTACGCGATCGAGATGCTGATGCGTCGCGTCACGTGGTGGGTCGAGCCGGGCGAGGTGAAGACCGCCAACGGGTCGCGTCTCGAGGCCGAGCAGGGCGCGCAGTGGTTCGAGTCCGTACGAACCGACATGCGCTACTCGTGGGCCGACACGGTCAGCGAGATTATCTCGTTCCTCGGCTACGGGTGGGGCTACAACGAGATCGTCTACAAGCAGCGCAACGGCGAGAACCCGTTCGACAAGAACGCGAACAGCGCCTACGACGACGGGACGATCGGGATCGCGAAGCTGCCGCTGCGGTCGCAGGACTCCGTCTGGAAGTGGGTGTTCGACGAGGTCGGTGAGATCGAGGGGATGATCCAGAACCCGCCGCCCGACTACACGCTCCGCTTCATTCCGGCCGAGAAGGCGCTCCACTTCCGCACCACGATCTTCAAGAACAACCCGCTCGGTCGGTCGATCCTTCGGTCCGCATACTCGGCCTGGTACTTCGCGAAGAACATGCGCGCCATCGAAGGGATCGGTGTTGAGCGCGACCTCGCCGGACTGCCAGTGCTTCAGCCGCCGGAGGAAACGAACATCTGGGACACCTCCGATCCAGACATGGCTGGCATCGCCGCGCAGGCGAAAGCGGTCGTCTCCTCGATCCGTCGCGACGAGCAGGAGGGTGTCGTCCTCCCGTTCGGTTGGACTCTGAGCCTTCTGACAACTGGCGGATCCCGCCAGTTCGACACGGGGAAAATCATCACGCGGTACGAGACGCGTATCGCGACGAGCGTGCTCGCCGACCTCGTGATGATGGGACAGGACAAGGTCGGCTCCTACGCGCTCGCCGTCACGAAGAAGGATCTGTTCTCGGCCTCGCTCGGCGCGTACCTCGACATCATCTCGAACCAGATCAACACCGAGCTCATCCCGAAGCTGTGGCGGCTGAATGGCTTCAAGGGGCCACGGCCAAAGCTGTGCCACGGACAGGTCGAGACGATCGACCTCGACACGCTCGGGAGCTACATCATGCGCCTCGGCCAGTCCGGCGCCCCGATCGACTGGGAGACGGTGCTCCCGTGGGCGAATGACCAGGCCGGGATGCCGCAGCCACGCGATGGCCACGACTTCACGCCTCGCAACGTCGCACAGACGGTGAGCGATAAGGGTCCCGCCGACCGCCTCGTCGCGAAGGCGCACGACCTCCATCGCTGGCGCGACCATGAATGGGAGGGATCGTGAAGTGGCCGTACTCGACGCTCGAGGCTGGAACGACGATCCCAGACTTCCAGCATCCCGGGCCGGTGGCCGTACTCACCCCTGACGACGTTCTCGCGCTCGGTCAGAGCATCGCAGAGATCGAGCCGGCGTTCCCCGCGAACCTCGAGAGCTCGCCACTCGAGCGTCTCGACGAGATGAGTTACGGGTTGATGAAGGATCAGGCGGACATCGCGCCGCTCCCGCATGACAGCCGCGCCGAGCTCGTGCGCTTCTGGGCGGAGCATCCCGACATGCGCCAGGAGTGCACCGCGAACTACGGGCACGACCCGGTCGAGCGCGAGGCTGACTACTGGCGCTTCGGGATCGCCGAGCCGGAGCACGCCGATGTGCTCGATGCGATCAAAGCGAACGGCGGACTGTTCACCCTCGACCTCGTGAAGCGGTGGGAGGCGCAGGAGATCGCCGAGGCGTCGGTCGAGAAGGCCGCCATCATCGCGGCGGGGATCGCGGTGCGCGCCGCCGACACCGGCCGCGTCCTGATGATCCAGCGTGCCGCCAATCCCACCGATCCCGCCTCTGGCACGTGGGAGTTCCCGGGCGGGCTCCTCGAGGCCGACGAGCATCCCCTCGACGCCGCGCGGCGCGAGTTCCGGGAGGAGATGGGCATCCGCCTCCCGAAGGGCAGGCACGCCGGCCAGTGGCGCTCCGCCGTCTATCAGGGATTCGTGCACGAGGTGAAGCGCGAGAAGACCGTGAAGTTGAACACCCCGAGCGACTCGCGGCGCGTGAAGAACCCGGACGACCCGGATGGCGACAACGCCGAGGTCGCCGCATGGTGGCACCCCGAGCAGCTGCGCCGCATGAGCGCGCTTCGGCCTGAGCTCCGTCAGAGCAAGGCGTGGACGCAGGTTGAGAAGGCGGGCGCCCCGGGCCTCGCGGGGCGCATCCCGCCCGCCGGCGACGAGGGCACTGATGAGAACTACCCGGATGAGATGACGCTCGACAAGATGGAGGCCGCCGCCGCGGCGGGAACCTCTGGCGGATCGGGACCCTCGGCGTCGAGCGTTCACGTGAACAAGCCGCTGAAGAACGTGTCGCAGGGCTACATGCAGGGGCCGAAGCCGCGGAAGCGCGGCGGGAAGCCGGTGCTCGTCGGCGAGTTCCTGCCAGTCACGAAGGCCGGGAAGATGAAGCAGTTGGTGTACGGCGTAGTGCTCGAGCCGAACAGCTTCGACAGTCAGGACGACTTCATGCTGCCCCACCACGTCGAGGAGACCGCGCACGGCTACCTGAAGAAGGCGATCCGTGGGCAGTCGTCAGTCGCAAAGCTCCAGCATCGCGGGGTCGGCTTCCGGAAGGATCGTCCGTCGATCGTCCCGGTCGAGTCGTTCATCGCGCCGTGTGATTTCACGCCAGAAGGCGGCACCGAGATGATCAAGAAGGGCTCGTGGGTGATGTGCATGCACGTCGAGGACTCCGCGCTCTGGCAGGACTTCCTCGACGGCAAGTACCAGGCGTTCAGCGTCGGTGGCACGGGTGTGCGACAGTCCTTGCACTCCCCGATCGACATCTCCGCATACGCGGACTGACGCTCTGCCGCCGATAAGGCGCGCCCGACATGCAACTCCTGAAGAAAGTCGACGCCGATGAGGTGTCTCCCGTGAAGCGGGGGGCAAACCGCAAGGGCGTCATCCTCAAGGACGAAGGAGGAACGATGAGCCGCGCCAGCATCGCGAGCATCATGGATACACCGTGGGAACGCGAGGGAGCGCTCGTGGACGATCTTCGCAAGGAGGGCGTCGATGAGGACGTGATTCGCGCGACCGTCGCATCCGTTCGGCTCGCGAAGGGCGTGGAATCGTCTCTTCCGAGTGGGATCGTCGAGAAGCTCGGCCGCGAGATGTACGCGCGGCAGAACGCGCCTCTCAACACATCGTCCGCCCCGAGCGAGGGTGACCTTATTGGTCGCAGCTTCGGGGATCCGGACGAGGGGACGTCCCCGAAGATCACCGAACTGAAGGGGAAGGGACGCGACGGAAGCCTCTCCGGGAAGGGCGCAGGCAAGAAGGTTGCCGCCGACCCCGATATGGATGAGGACGACGACGAGGTCTGCAAGGCGTTCGAGGAGTGCGTCGCGAAGCGCTCGTACAGCGCCGACGACCGGAAGGCGATGGCATCGAACGGGCAGGCGATGCCCGGCGGTCGCTACCCGATCCCCGACAGGGACGCCCTCTCCGACGCGATCCACGCGGTCGGCCGGGGGAAGGGCAGCCACGCCGCGATCAAGGCGCACATCATGTCTCGCGCGAAGGCGCTCGGCGCCACGTCGATGCTTCCCGACACCTGGATGGTGTCGAAGGATGACCTCACACCCGAGGAAACGATGTCGCTGCTGAAGCGCATCGCCAAGGCGTTCGGCAAAAAGCCGATGGACTATTCCCCGGATGACGGGGACGACAAGGAGCCGGACGACGATCCGGACGACACCGACGACGAAAGCGTCGAGAAGGGGGGCACAGTGGAAACCCACGCCGTGCCGATTCAGAAGGAGGACGGGTCGTGGGACCTCACGGGTGTCCCCGAGTCCGCCCGTCCGTACTACGAGCTCACGATCTCGAAGGCCGCGGAGCGCGAGGAGCGCATCGCCAAGGCCGAGGAGCAGGTCGCGACACTGACCGATGAGCTCCGCACGAAGGAGATCATCGCGAAGGCCGAGACCGAGTTCCAGAACGTCGGAGCACAGGACGATGTCGTCTCGATCCTCAGGGAGGCCGGCTCCAAGCTGTCCCCCGAGGGATACGAGAAGCTCGTCGGTGTTCTCTCTGGCGCGAGCGAGAAGATCAAGAAGGGCGACCTGTTCGCGGAGATGGGATCCACCTACGGTGCCAATGGCGCCGACGGGATCGACTCCTTCGCCAAGATCGAGAAGGCCGCATCCATGCTCGTTGAGAAGTCCGACACGGGCATGACCAAGGAGCAGGCCATCGAGGCCGTCCTGAAGACCAGCGAGGGCCAGGCGCTCTACAGCGCATACATGGCCGAAACCGGATTGGGGGTGTCGTAAATGGCAGGTCCCGCGTATGAGATGAACTGGGGCACAGACATCACGCTCCCCACCGACTTCGACATGACGGGAGATCAGTTCCTCTTCGTCACGCTCGGGTCGGACGGATACATCAACGTCGCATCGACGGGTCAGCTTGCGATCGGCGTCTGTCAGGACAGCCCGGTCGGAACGCCGACTGCACCGATCGGTGTGCCGGTGCGCACGATGGCGCCGACGAAGATCCAGGGGGGCGGCACGTTCGTCGCTGGCGATCTGCTCGCGTCGAACTCAGTCGGGAAGGCCGTGAAGTACACGGGCGCCTCGGTCTACACCGGAACGCCGTACACGGTCTCCGGCAGCCAGGTTCTCGGGATCGCGCTGAACTCAGGCGCCTCCGGGAGCGACTCCGCGATGCTCTTCAGGCCGAGCGGCCTGTCGGCGTAAGGAAGGAGGGGATCTAGGTGCCGCAGCCGCAGTCATCTCAGGTTCATGTCAATGCGCCGCTGACCAACATCAGCCAGGCGTATATGCAGACAACGACCGACTACATCGCCGACAAGGTGTTCCCGGTCGTGCCCGTTCAGAAGCAGTCCGATCGCTACTTCGTCTACACGAAGGGCGACTGGTTCCGCGACGAGGCACAGCTTCGGGCCCCGGGCACGGAGTCGGCGGGTGGTGGGTACAACATCGACAACACCCCGTCGTACTACGCTCCGGTCTACGCCTTCCACAAGGACGTCGACCCGCAGATCCGGGCGAACTCGGACATCCCGCTGAACGCAGACCGCGACGCCACGCTCTTTGTGACGCAGCGGATGCTGCTCAAGCGCGAGATCCTGTTCACGACGGTCGCGATGACCACGTCGGTCTGGACTGGTTCCACCACGGGCGGAGACATCACCCCGTCCCCGCAGTGGAACCTCGCCAACTCGACGCCGCTCGAGGACATCGAGGTGCAGATCTGGTCGATCAAGCAGAACACGGCGAAGTTCCCGAACAAGTTCGTGCTCGGGGCACGCGTCTGGGAGGTTCTCAAGAACCACGACGAGATCGTGCAGCGCATCAAGTACACCCAGCGCGGTGTCGTCACGACCGACCTGCTCGCCTCGCTCATCGCCCCTCCGGGCGTCGAGAACTTCGAGGTGCTCGTCGCCGCGGCGATCCAGAACACAGCCGCAGAGGGAGCCGCGGACGCGTTCTCGTTCATCTCCCCGACGAAGGGTGCACTTCTGCTCTACGCGGAGCCGGAGCCGGGCATCATGGTGCCCTCCGCCGGCTACATCTTCACCTGGGTCGGTCTGCTCGGCGCCGGGGCATTCGGCTCGCGGATCTCGCAGATCCCGACTCCGCTGCTCGGCATCGGCTCCGTCCGGGTCGAGGGTGAGCTCGCGTTCAGCACAAAGATCGTCGGTGCCGACCTGGGCGTCTGGTTCCAGAACGCCGTGAGCGCGTAACGATGACGGTCGAGTTCGGATTCAAGGCGATCAAGCCGATCAAGGCCGAGCATCCGCTCGGCTCGGGCATCGTCGTCTCGTACGAGCCCGGTGACGAGGTTCCCGCTTCCGAGTGGGGACGCGCCGCCGGCAACCTCGTCGAATCCGGAAAGATCATGCGGTATGCCCGGAACGTGGACACGGTGGGAGAAGATCCCGCCGTGTCCACCCCGGCTCCCGTGGTCGACCCGGACACCGATGAGGACGAGGACGGCGAGCCGGTCGCTGACGAGAACTCCCCGTTTCCGCGCAACGAAGGGGGCGGCTGGTACAGGCTCTCCGACGGAGAGCGGATCCGCGGCAAGGTGAAGGCATTCCACTCGCAGGCGGTGCTCGATCAGGATGCCCCCGCTGGGAGCACCGACGAAGAGCAGGACGGCGAGGAGCAGTCGCAGGAGCCCTCCGAGAGCACCGACGCTGACGCGTCGGAGGCGCAGGAGTAGACGATGGCGATTACGGCGGCCACGGTCACGATCGACGACGCGAGAGCGTACGTGGTCGTGGCCGCCCTCAACGCGAACGCGAAGGCCTACGCGTACCAGTCCCCGACCTCGTTCCGGAGCGTCCTGGTCACGAACCTGTCGAACAAGACGGTGTGGCTCGGCGACTCCGCCGTCTCGAGCGCCGCGACCGGCTACAGCCTCCCGGCTGGCGGTTCCGCCACCTTCACGCTCGCACCGTACGTCGCGCTGTACGGGAAGTCGTCGCAGTTCAGCGCGACGCTCACCTACGCCGCGACCTCGTAGACTGGGGAAGATATGTCGTGGACATGGGATCCCGACCTTCTTGCTACTTCGCAGCTGATGCAGGTCCGCGCGGAGATTCAGGATGTCGACGTGCGAAACCAGCTTCTCTCCGATCAGGAGATCGAATACTTCGGCACGGTCGAGATGAACTTCTGGGGCGCAGCCGCGCGCTGCGCTGAGGTCGTCTCGCGCGGCTTCCTCCGCAAGGCCGACGTGAAGCTCGGGCGCGCGATGCAGATCACCTACACGAAGTCGGCGCAGCAGTGGGCCGACATGAGCGTCCGCCTGCGCCGGAAGGCGATGGGCACGATTGTTCCGTGGGTTGGTGGCATGAGCGTCACCGACAAGGTCATCTACTCGCAGCAGTCCGACATCGTCGCGCCGATCTTCACCAAGACGATGCTCGAGAACCCGTGGACGGGTGGCTACGACAGTGACAGCCTACCGCCGGTTGGGAACGGGATGACGCCCGGGCTTGGAGGCCTCGACGAGGAGCAGATCGGCGGATGACGATCTCCCTTCCACCGGAGATCGCCGCGCTGATGACGGGCACCGTGACTTGGGAGCGGTGGATTCGCTTTAACGGCAAGGCCGAGCCCGAGTTCGCAGCAGCCGAGGAGCTCACGTGCTGGATCGAGCCGCTCGCCACACAGTCCGCCGGCGGCGCGGTTCCGAAGCGTCGCACCGAGGACTGGACGGTCGACCTTCAGTACACCCTCTTCTTCAATGGCGACGACCCGCTCGCGCAGCAGATCACGACGTTCGACCGGATCACGCTCTCAACGCCGTTCTCAAGCGACAAGCCCCTGCAGCCGGACTACGTGCAGGCCTACTACGGGCCGCCGTTCGACAACGCGAACGCATGGCTGATCGAGGTTGGTCTCTAATGGCCGGTGAGTTCACCAAGGCCGGTGAGCGTCTGATCGCGCAGTTGCGCGAGGCGCTCGTCGACGAGGCGAAGAGCATCATGCGCGAGTCGATCCAGGAGTGCCCGATTTCGGATGAGAACACCTATGTGCCGCAGTTCCGAATGATCGGCGGGCGCCTGAAGTACCTCGGGGACGATCACGACATGGTCGGCGACAACGGGACGCTCCGGCGTTCCGCCCGCGTGTTCGCCCCCGTCCAGGAGGGTGAGCGGATCGTGGTCGAGATGGGCTACGGGTTCGGTGACGAGGTGAATCCGGTGGGTCGCCTGGCGTCGCAGTACGCTGTTGCGGTGCACGAGCGAGCAGAGCTCCACCATGATCCTCCGACAAAGGATCACTACCTTGAGGATCCGGTGCTCGCCCACGCGGGCACGTTCGGGCGGAGTCTCGCGATCAAGGTAAGGGCGATGGGTGACGCGTTCCCGTTTGAGGTTGCGCACGGACTCACGGCTGCCGAAGGCCTCGATCTGGGAGCCGAGTAGTGGCGCTGTCGCTCGGCGAGGAGATCGCCACCTACCTTCAGAGGCAGTCGCTTTCGACCGACCTGAACTACGACGGCTCCGGCGACATCAACCTGTTCGTCACACAGCTGCCCGATCAGCCCGACCTTGCGGTCGCGATCATCGAGCGCGGAGGGCTCGCGCCGATGACGACGCTCACAGGCGGTGGCGCGGCGGAGTCGCGGCTCGATCGTCCGCGCATCCAGATTCGGGTGCGCTCCGGCATGGGTGCGGGCCAGTATGACGCCGGACAGTCGCTCGCGCAGTCGGTCTACTGGGCGCTCCAGGGGATCAACGAGACGATCCTGAACCCGCCGAACGGGCAGTTGTTCCACCTGATCGAGGCGGTGCAGCCACCGCAGTACCTCGGCCGGGAGATCGAGCGGGAGCGCAACCAGTGGAGCCAGTCGTTTCAGATCTGGTGGGACAACGCAGCAACCTGAAGAGTGATGACCCCAGCGTGAAACTTGCGATGGCAGTTGGCACACAGGACTACGCATTTGTCGATCTCGGCCGAAATCGACTCGAGAGACTTGTGAACAAGCTGATAGGGAGTGATCTGAAACGACTTCTCCGCCGGGTTTAGGTGGTGGAAGTCCAGACATGCAAGTTCCGTCTCGGGACAACAGAGGCACCCTGCTGACTTCCGTTCGGCGACTAGACCCTTGATCGCGGGAATCTTCTTGGCCGCCGCCCGTCGTTTCGCCGCCCTGGTTGCCTCGACAAAGGACGGATCGGTCGCCATCCTCTCCCTCCTTCGGACGCGCCTAGCCTCAAGAACCCTCTCGGGATTCTCCCTTTTCCACGCCAGAGAACGCTCTTGTAGCTTCCGCTTGAACTCGGGGTCGTCCTTGTGTGTTTCGTAGTACTCGCGAGCCCTCTTCCTCGCCTCATCGGCGTGTGATCGTGCGTACTCGCGAGCATATTCGCGGCGACTCTCCGGGTCCTTTCTCGGCATATAGAAAGACTACCACGGAACCTGCTGGTGGATAGTCACTTTTTCCCATCGGCCTGCATCCTGTTCGGCAGCCGATAAGCGCGTCCAACTACGATTTCTGGGAGGTGAGTCGCTTGGCAACTGGTTTCGCCGGGAAAGGCGGATCTCTATACGTTCCGGGTACGCCAAACGTGCCCGTGGCGAGCATCACCAACTGGTCGCTCAGCATCAGCGCCGACAACTACGAGTCGACGGTTCTCGGAGACAACTGGAAGCAGTACATTCCGGGGCTTCGCGGCTGGTCAGGCAAGGCGACCGGCTTCTACAACATCGTGAACGACCCGACGGGGCAGCAGGCGCTCTACAACGCGCTGCTCAACGGGAACTCGATCGCAATCCAGATGCAGACGGGCGCCGTTGCGGGCTCGGGCATGTGGGAAGGCCTGACGAACATCACGGCCGTCGATGTATCTGACCCGGTCAACAACATCGTCACGATCGACTTCACGTTCGTTGGCACCGGCTCCCTCCAGCACTCGCCGTAACCCCGGTGCGCCGCTTCCGTGGAAGCGCATCGGAGCTCTTCTTCGTGTCGGACCCGGCGCCGTTCACAGCCGCTCTTGGCGACTGCGGCGACGGGTTCGACTGGCGCGTGTCCGATCAGGCCTTCTCGGCCTGGTGTTCTGACCCGGCGCCCACCTTTGAGGCCCATGGCGCCGGCGGGTGGGAGCCGGTTGAGCCGTCCGAGGTGCACCCGCAGTCCGGCCGTGTCAGCTTCGACCGATGCCTGGCAGGCATGGGTGTGTACGTGAGAGGGTTCTTCTACCCGACGTCTCGGGCGGGTGTTTCAGGCGCCTACGGGTTGTCGGTGAGCGCGGCGACGGAGCGGTCGAACTCCCTCGGGGATGGAAGCACGTCGGTGATGACGATGACGAAGGTGGGGGAGGCGACGGCGTCGCTCGAGGATGTCGAACTCGACGCGCATGTCACGCTCGGGAACGAGCGGATGCTGGTGCGGATGCCGCAGGGGCCGGGGGATATTTTCGGGGTTGGGGAAATCGTGTCTATCATCGACCGGAACGTTCGTATCCGATTCGATGAAGGGAGTCTTGCCTATGTCCCCCGTTGACACCCCCACCCCCCAGGAAGAGATGATTCCGGCGAATCCGCCGAAGCCTCCGGTTGCAGCGTCGAAGGCGTTCGCCGACAAGGGCGCGTGGCTCGCCGCCGCCGGCCGCTTCAAGGAGGAAGAGCACGAGGTCGAGGGGATCGGCGTCGTGCTGTTCTCCGAGATCAGCGCCGCCGCTCGAGCGGAGATCCTCGGCCAGATGGCATCCGCGATGCAGCCCGATCCGGAGACGAAGGAGAAGGGGAAACTCGACACGGTCGCCTACCAGAAGGCGCTCCTGCTCGCCGGCGTCGTCGATCCGAACTCGCCCGCCGGGTCGCGGAACCCGCTGTTCAAGGCCGGCGACATGGACGCGGTGATGCGCATCGGTGGCGCGGCCGTGACGGAGGCGGTCGCGGTCGTCGAGCGCCTGTCGAAGATGGGTCGCTGGCAGGTGGAGGCCGAGGGAAACTCCGAACCCACCCCGAGCGGCGCGTCTACTTCCGGATAGCGGAATCGGTCGGGTGCACAGTCAGTGAGCTTCTTCAGCGCATGGGATCATCCGAGATGGCGGAATGGATCGCGGAGTTCCGCATGCGCAACGAAGAAGAGAAGCGTGCGATCGAGAAGGCGCGCAATCAGTCTGAGTAGGGCGGGAGGGCGGCAGCCATAGACGTTGCCGTCCTTACCGCCCAGCTTGAGGCGAACATCGCGGGGATGCTCCGCGACATGGCCGCGGCGGATGCCGCGATGGCCTCGGCTCGAGCCGAGGCCGACCGCCTGCGGGATACGGTCGCAGGGATAGGTGATGGGAGCGGGAAGGCCGCGTCCGAGATCGTCGCCGGATCGGAGACAATCAAGAGGGCGCTGAAGGGCGTCGAGCAGGAGTACGACGCCGTACGTGACCACGCACTTGCCGCTGGAGCGGCAGAAAAGACGGTCGGGGATCAGCAGATCGCAAGGATCGGGAGGATGGACGCTGCATTCAGGCAACTCCGCGACACCAAGGCCGCGGCGTCCAATGCTGGGGCGGATGCTGGTATTAGCGATGTCGAGGTAGCGAAGCTGAACCTGATGGTGTCGAGAGGCGCTGACCTCCGCGACAGGTACATCCAGGCAGCCGCAGCGGCACAGAAGATCGGGCCGAGCTCGACCGACCTGGCGAGGTTGGAGTTGATGAACGCGCAGGTCGATGCACTTACCGAGGCCCTCGAGAAGACGAAGAAGCCAAGCGAAGTGCAGGTCGCGAAGCTGGCGTTGATGCAGGCGCAAGCCTCATCTCTCCGAGCAAAACTCGATGAGGCGGCTAGTGCGGCAGAGCGGGTCAGTCCCGATTCTTCGGCGATTGAACGGGTCAGACTCCTAAATGCCCAAGCTGGAGCGCTCCGCGACAAATGGGCGGAGGCCGCCGTTGCGGCCAGAGGTGCAGCCGCGGCAGCGGATGGCTGGTGGATGGCCGAGAACGCTGGGATGAAGAATCGCGCCGAGGTGCTTCGGATCGTCGCGCAGCGCACTGCGGATGCAACGTTCCAGCAGGAGGCCTACAACCGGGCGGCGAACGACTTGAACACCCACAGTGTCGGCTCCGGTATTGACTCCCGGATCGCGGCAGGCATGGCATCCGCACGAAACCAGTCGGAACTCTTGAGGGTTCAGATGCAGCGCACCGCCGAGGCGACCGCCAAGGCGCGAGCCGAGCAGGAGGCACTCAACCGGGCAGCCGAGGCGATGAACACCCACAACCTCGCGTCGAACATTGACTCGCAGATTGCCGCCGACCGGGCGCGTGCGAAGAATGCGTCCGAGCTCCTGCGGATCGCGATGATGACGAAGGCAGCCGAGGAGGACGCTCGCGAAGCCTCGGGACCGAGTGACATCGCCCTGACGAAGATGGAAGTCCTGAAGAACCTCGCGCAGAAGTACCGGGACGCGGTGATCGAGGCTCACATCGCCACAGGAGGGGGCGGAGGTGGAGTTGGGGCATCCAAGGGGCTCTTTGGCGGCGTCCTCCCCGGTGGCGCGCGCGCCTCGGCCGCCTCAGTCACGACCGCGCTCGGCATCGGCCTTGCCGCCGCGCCTGTGATCGGATTGGCTGGCGCCGGCGGAATGGTGGGACTGACGGCCGCGATCGGGTCGCTCGTCGGCACGGTCGGCACCTTCAAGCTCGCGTTCGATGGCATCTCGAAGGCGGCGTTCACGAACCAGAAGGCGTTCGATGCGCTCAACCCGGTGCAGCAGAAGTTCGTGCAGACACTTCGGTCGCTCGACGCCGGGCTCGGAAAGACGCTCCACTCGATCGCGCAGAACACCGTGCTGCCTGGACTCACCTCGGCGATCTCCTCGGCGGTGACGCCGGCGTCGGTGAACACCCTGACGACCGCGGTGAAGGCTTTCTCGTCCGCGATCTCTGATGCCGCTCAGGCGTGGGGGAAGCTGCTCGGGTCGAACCAGTTCGCCTCGGCGCTCGGCGACGTGCTCCAGGCGGACGCCCGCTACGCCCGGGACTTCTTTGTCGGGATGTCAAACGTCGCCGACGGGATGGTGCACCTGATGCAGGCGGCGATCCCTCTGACCGACTGGATGGATCGCGGTGGGATCGCGCTCGGGAAGTGGATCGACAACTCGATCAAGGCGGCGCAGGCGAACGGTTCGCTCGCGTCGTTCTTCGACCGTGTGAAGACGTCGATCCGTACGCTCGGGGATCTGATCGGGAGCGTGAGTCATTTGTTCGGTGAGATGTTCGACGCGATCGGCTTCGACAACTCGATCGGGCTTGTTGAGTTGATCTCGGACGCGATTCGCAGTCTGGGAGACTACGTTCACGACAACCAGGCCGCTTTCCACGATTTCTTCTCGGGGGCACTACAGTCAGCCCGCGATCTTAGTGTGTTGGTCGGGGGATTTCTCAAGTCGCTCTCTCCGCTCATCAGCGCCGTGAAGGACGTTGCGGACGGGATCGGTGGGTGGCGAGTGGTGATAGACGGGATCGCCATCTTCTTTGCGGGGAAGATGCTTTTGAGCGTCGGCTGGGTCGCCAAACTAAGCGCGTCGATTCTTGGCCTCGGGCCAGCAACAAAGACTGCCGCCATGGAGATGACGGCCGCTCTTGCCCCCGTGGTTGCCGAACTCGAGGCGATCAGCATTGCTCTCGGTGGTGGCGCAGCGGCGGTGGCTGGAGGAGCCGCTGGGGCGGCGGCACGAGGAGGGATTCTTGGGATGCTCGGGCGTCTCGCGAAGATCGGAGCAATAACGATTGTTGTGGATTTCGTTGCAACGAATCTGCCGCAGGGGACAGGAAGCAATCCGCTCGCTGGAGTCCCCATCCTCGGAGACGTCTATGGCTTTGGGCAATACGTCGGTCAGAGCATCGCCGGGGGGGACTCAATCAGCCCGGCCGAGGCGGCAAAGAACCGACAGTGGTGGAGCATGCAGAACTCCCTCACTCGCGCGAACAACGCTTCCTCCTATGGAAAGTACCCAGGGGCAGATGTTGGCTCAACCTTCCAGACGCTCGCCCAGACAGCCATTGGCATCGGGCAGCGTGCACCGGCGATCGCGTCCGCGATGGGAATGAGCGGCGGAAAGGACAAGCTGCTTGCGCTCGCGAAGGCCGCCGTCGGCACCCCGTACGTGTGGGGCGGGTCCGGCGCGGGCGGGATGGACTGCTCGGGCCTCGTGATGTGGGCGCTCGCGAACGGCATGAACATCAACATCGGCCGCACCACCTCCGACATGTTCGGCAAGGGCGCCTCCGAGACGCAGGCGCAGGCGCAGCCGGGCGACCTCGTGTTCACCGGGTTCGGGTCGAAGGGGCAGCCGGAGCACATGGGCATCTATGCCGGGAACGGTATGGTGTACGCGTCGCACGGCGGAAAGTCGAACACCGCAGCGAACCCGGGGCCGGGCGTGAAGCTCACGACGCTCGACCAGTTCGCATGGGGCGGGCGCGCGCCGGGCTCGGGCACGAACTACGCGTTCCAGGCGCTCCCGGGAGAGGTTCCCGGCAGCACGTATCAGTACGGCAACCCGTACGGCACACCGGGCGCCTTCGACCAGACCGGGATGCCGAAGGCGCCGAAGGTTTCCGCGAGCGAGAGGGTGTTCGGCGCCGCGCAGCAGACAGCGCTCGCGAACGCCCAGAGCGCCTACTCCGCCACGCGGGGGAGCGGGAGCCTCGAGCAGCAGGTCTCCGCCGACACCGCGTACATCAAAACCCTCAGAGGCCTGTACTCCGAGTTGGTTTCGGAGCAGACGAAGTACAAGGGTCACGCGAAGGAACTGGCCGCAATCGCGAAGCAGGAAGCGTCGATCCAGAAGGAAATCACCTCGACGGTCAAGCAGCGCACCGCGGACATCAAGGCGCTCAAGATGGAGCAGGCCGACACGAGGATCTACAAAGACCTCGGCCTCGACTCGTCCGGCGCGGAGCCCGGGGTCAAGATGGGGTCGCTCAAGAACCAGTTCAACTCACTCATCGCGGAAATCACGAAGACGCCGCAACTGATGACCGCCTCGGTCGGGAAGACGATCACGAACATCAGCAACGCGATCAGCGATGGGCTCGGGGCAAGCGGGCAGGGGAGACAGGCGATCGCGAACTCTCTCACCGCCGTCAGGCAGACCGTCAACGAGCATCTTTCCGCACTGAACAAGTCGGCGGCAGCATCGAAGGCAAACGCCAAAGCTCACGCGTCCCTGTCGGCATCCCTCGATCGCGCGAAGGACGATGTTGCGGCGGTGACGGGCGCCTCGACCCCTGAGATTCGCACGCAGATCGCGCTGATCAACAAGGAGCTCTCCGGGTTCATCGGCCCGAACACGAAGGCGAAGATCCAGAGCCAGATCAGCGACCTGAAGAGCATGATCTCGGCCCAGATCGGAACGCTCGTGAACGCGGCGAAGGATGCTGTCTCGAACGCGTGGAAGGCGCTCAACTCGTCCGTGAGCGACCTGATTTCGGCGGCGAACATCGCGTTCGATCAGCAGACGAACGCTCAGGTCACCTCGATGAACAACGCTCTGAGCGTGGAGATGTCAGCGCGGTCGAAATCTCTGTCGAAGCAGGTCGCGGCGATGGCCAAGAAACTCCAGGACGACCTGAAGAACATGCAGATCATGGTGTCGGGACCGAACGGCGGGTTCATGTTCGGCGGGTCGATCACGCAGACCCCGACCCAGATGCTTCTCCAGCAGATGCAGGACTCGCGCGAGTCCGACCAGCTGCAGATGGCCCTCACCCAGGCGACGCAGGGACTCATCACCGCGAACGCGACGGGCGATCCGGCCGCCATCGCCGCCGCCCGACAGTCGCTCAACGATGCTCAGTACGCAATCACCGTCGCCAACCTCCAGAAGCGGGCCGACGCCGAGGCCAAGGCGGCGTCCGATCAGTTGTCAGAGGCCCAGCAGGCCTACCAGGACGCCCAGCAGGAGCTCATCGACAACTTCCAGGAGCAGCAGGACATCGCGAATCAGGCCTACCAGGACATGCGGCAGGCGGAAATCCAGAACTACCAGGATCAGCGCGCCATCCAGAAGCAGGCCATGGACGCCCAACTCGCCGAGTTCCAGGCATTGATGCAGCAGTACCCGGAGAACGCCGCCGGGTACCTCCAGCAGATGCTCGGGGTGTTCGCCGACAACGGGATCAACGGCGAGCTCTACAACGCGACGTTCGCGATCGGCGGGTCGATCGTGCACGGTCTCTACGACGCGCTCAACCACGATGGCGGCATCTACGACCAGATCGACGCCGTGATGAGCGCCCTCTACGCCCTTGCCGCGCTCCAGCAGAGCGCCGGGCTTTCGAACACCAACGGGGTCACGCCCCCGACGCTCGGCGGCGGACTTGGGGGCGCGTACGGGGAGGGCGGACCTCCGCAACTCCATGGCGACGGGGGGCTGTTCACGGGCCCGACGTGGATGGGCGCGCATGATGTGGCTGGGGAGCGGGGACGCGAGGCTCTCCTTCCGCTTTCGAACGCTCGCGTGATGGGCGAGATCGCAGCTGCGATCACCGCGCAGATGGGTGGCGGCGACAGCGGCGACATCATCATCCAGGTTGACGGTCAGACGATCTTCCGGGCGTCCCGCAAGGAGGCCCAGCGCTTCGGCCGGCGGAACAAGACGATCTACTCGGGCCAGGGGGTCACCGCCTAATGCCGAACATGACGTTCTCCGGTGGTGTGATCACCGACGCGGTTCGCACGATCGGCATTCAGGGTGATGGTGCCGCTGTTCCGGGCGGTGTGGGGGTGTGGCCTGCGGCGACGAACCTTTGCACGAACGGCGGCTTCGAGAGCGGATTCACCGGCTGGTCGGATTTCAACTACTCGGGCGGTCTGCCGACGTTCTCTAACCCGTCCGGGTCTTCTAAGTTCGGGACGAAATCGGGCCGTATGGTGCAGACGGTCGCTGGGGCCGACGCTGGGAAGGGGATAGCTTTCACGGTTTCGTCAGGTCAGACATACACCGTCTCAGCGTGGGTAAACGTCTCGTCGTTTACGGCTGCGGCGCTCGGGAACCGTGGTCTGTTCCTGCTTGATGGCGGGAATGTCGTGAACGCCGCGATCACGGGTGCGACGTCCGGATACGTCAGGTTGACCGCGACGAGGACGATGTCGGGCACCTCGCTTGAGGTGCGGTTGTATGGGCCGCAGGGCACGGTCGATTGGGATGGTGTTCAGATCGAGACGGGGCCGATCGCGACGCCGTACATCGAGACGAACGGGGCGACCGCGACCAGGGCGGTCGCAAACGTGAATCCCCCGGCCTCGCTAATCCAAACATCAAAAGGGTTCATGGCGGCTCGCCTGAACCTCGGATTCAACACCAGCCAGGTCACGGCGATGACAGCAGGGAACCCCGTCGTGTTCCGGATGATGACGACGACTTCCCAGTACATCGGCGCGACGTTCCTCATGGGTGGCGCCAACACGCTCCGCTTCCACAACGGCTCCGCGAATACCGACTTCACGATCCCAGCGACGCTCGCAGGGTCGAACGTAACCGTCGTGATATCGTGGGACGGGGCGGCAGGCAACATCTGGTTCTACGGCCCCGCCGGGAACTTCTCGTCCTCATTCACGTTCACCACCCCGACCGGGACACCGGCGTCATTCGGGATCGGATGTCAGACAAACACCGGGGCGCAGCAGCTTTGTGGGGCAGTCCTGTGGTTCGCGTGCGGCATGGGGCCGCTTTCGAACTCCGACGCGGCCTCCCTCAATGGGTTCGGAAACACCCCACCGCAACTGAACGAGTTGATGGCGATCCTGTCCACGGGCTCGTCCCCGACGATGACCTGGAGCGCGATCACCACCGCCTACGTCGCGACAGGTCTCGGGTTCGTTTGCCAGATGTCCGCGACGAATCCGCCGAACCTCCTTGCGTCCGATGGCGCCAGTTGGGTCGACATCACCCCTTACGTGCAGAAGTACGAAATCAACCGCGGCAAAACCCGAATCATCGACCGCTTCGAGACGGGAACGATGAGTCTCGTCCTGAAGAACACCGATCGGCGCTTCGACCCCGTCAACGCATCAGGGCCGTACTACCCGAACCTGCGCCCAATGATCCCCATTCGCGCCGGCTTCGTCATCGGCGGGGTCACACAGTGGGGGTTCACCGGGTACGTGGAGCGCTGGCCGCAGGTTTGGGCGGGCCCGACGTGGGCCGAGGTTGACCTTATTGCCGTGGATGGGTTCGAGTTCGTCTCGAACCACGGCCTCACGAGCTCCTACGCGTACGGATACATCTATGCCACAGCCCCGGCGGTCATACTGGTCTTCACCTCCAATGTGATCGGGTACGTCGGGAACTCAACGAAAGTCACCCTCACTGTCGCGGGGACGAATACGCCGCTTTCGATCTCGGTCGTGGGCACCGCGATCACCGTCAACCTCCAGACGAACGGAGGCGGAGTCTGCACGTCCACCCTCGGTGACGTCAAGAACCTGATCCAGAACAACGTGGCGGCGAACGCCCTCGTCTCCGTCTCGTACATCGGGGGGGGGCAGGATTGGTTCCAGATCACCGCCATCGCCCCAGGGACGAGCAGCAGTGTCACCCTGTCGGGCGGAACCTTCACGCAGCAGCTGTCCGGAGCTCGCGTGGATGCCGTCCTAACCGCGTCGGGATACCCAACCGGATCGAGTTACAGGGCCATCTCGGCCGGCACCGTGCAGGTGCAAGCAGAGACGTTCGCCGCGAGCGAAACCACGAAAGCGATCGACGAGCTCTACAACGATGAGGCCACCGAAGACGGGGCGCTCTACTTCGACCGCAACGGCCGGATCGTGTTCCTTGACCGAACGGCTCTCACCGTCGGCGCGGCGCTCGTCCCGTACGCGACGCTGACCGATGCACTCGGGGAGACGCCGGGAACGTTCCAGTACCAGGAGGGCACGGAGGGGCACTTTGACATCGACCTTGTCTACAACAACATCTCCTCGCAGCGCCTCAACTCGTCGACCACACAGACAGCGACCGACACCTCGAGCAACGCCAACTACTTCACCCGTTCGCTCTCAATATCCCCACTGTCGATCAGCGACACCGACTCCCTCGCGCTCGCCCAGGCGATGCTCCTTCGATTCAAGCAGCCGCAGTTCTACTTCGACGCAATCACATGCTTCCCGGGAACGAATCCCGACTTCTGGGACATGCTCGGGCAACTCGAGTTGATGAACACGCTCAAGATCGTTCGGCATCCGCCCGGGGCGGGGGCGCCGATCAACTCCATCGGCCCCGCCGTGAAGATCACGATCAGCGGCGACAAGGATGCAAAGAACACCGTGTGGCAGATTCAGGTGGTCCCAGGGTTCCCCGTCAACTTCATCATTCTCGACGACCCGGTGTATGGAAAGCTCGACACCGCAACGAACGGACTCGGCTACTAGAGACTCGCACCGAAGGCGATACCTTCGGACAACTACTTCCCCAAGGGGGTCGGAATGAAGTCTCTACTCCGGATGTCGAACGCCACAAAGGCGCAGCTGATCATCGCGATCAACTCGTTCCTCGCCCTCATCGTCGCTTTCGACGTCGTTCTCACACAGGCGCAAATAGGAGCGGTCAGCGTGTTCGCGAACGCCGTCCTGTCTCTCTTCGTCGCGAAGACGTACGGCCAGAGCTCGATGCGGAATCCGTAAGGGGTGCGCCACTTCTCGATCGAGAGTTTTCTGCGCGCGCTCGTGCGGCGCCGAAACACGACCCAACCCGGTCGGGAGTAGCGCGTGCCCGAGGGAAACACCGAGAACGAGAACTCGATTGCCCAGATGACCCATTCCGATACGACCACGTCGGAATGGTCGGCAGACAAGAGAACGATGCGAAAACTCCGGTCGATCGCGGGCATCGGGATCGTTGCCGGATGGCTTCTTTCGGCGATCAACAGCTTCCTCCGCAACAACTACGAGTCCCTACAACTCACAACCCCCGTGATGGTCGTGTTCGCAGGCTTCCTCTTCGGGGACACAATCCTCAGAAGGAGGTACTCTGATGACCGTTGAAGCCGTGCGACTCTCGATCGTGCTCGGAGGGTTCTTCGTGATCGGCTTCAACTTTTCCGTCATCGCACACGCCCCCAGGATCGTCAGCGCCGTCGGACCATGGCGACTCTTCATGGCGGGGAAGATCTTCTTCACTTTCGCGGTGATGATTGTCGTTCATCGAAATCTCCATGCAGCGGTCGGGTGGCCCGAGCTTCTGGTTGCCTTTGGGATGCTCACCACCCTTCTGTCGATGCTGATGCTCGAGCACTCCTACCGCATCCACAAGCAGCACGTGCCAGCGTTTCCAGTGGCGCCGGCGCGCGCTCCCCAAAGGCGATAGGCGACCATCTTCCGTGATAGGGTTCTGACCGATGCCTCCGAAGAAGGACATCCGCAAGGCGATGGTGAAGCTGATGGAGCTCACCATCGCCGACGAGCAAACGCACGGCAACTGGACGTACGCCGCCGTTCGTCCGCTTGAGACTCCGGAGCGCCCGTGGGTTCCCGGTGTGCACCGTCGAGGCGACTGCTCGAAGGGCGGCCAGTGGATCGCGTACTGGGCTGGAGCCCCCGATCCGTTCGGGATGGACTTCGGGCCGTACGGTAACTCGCAGACCGCATGGTCGAACCTTCAGCACCTAGACCACGCGAGCGAACTTCTCCCGGGCGACATGATCACGTTCGGGCGCGACGGGCAGAAGCACCTCTCGGTCGTTCAGGAGGCCGGCGCCGATCCGCTCCTCTGGTCGTGGGGGCATCAGGGGGCGCCGAACAACTACCGACTGTCTCAGGACTCGCGGGAGCGCCAGTTCCTTCGCATGCCGATCGCCGCCTACGTGCCGACGCCGGAAGACAAACTCCGCGCGAAGACCGGGTGGTTCGCGTGGATGCAGTGGGCGCTCGGCGAGGGCGACTGGAAGGGGCATCCGAAGAGCGCGAAGGGCGTGCGTCCGAATGTGCCTCGTCCGATCCCGGTTTCATGGTGGAAGCGTCGAGCGATGTTCCTTCTGCGCCGCAAGCGCGGGAACCGCCCCACCACAAAGAAGTAACTTTTCATTTGACATAGTGGGTTTGTGTGGTGTAGGTTTCCCACATGACCGACGAAGCAAATGATCCAGACGTGTTCGTGACTCTGCGTATGCCGGCGTCTCTCCACAACGCAATGAAGCAGGCCGCTCGCGACCACGAGCGAACGCTCGCTGGCGAGGTGCGTCAGGCGATTCGCAACCACGTCGACACTTTCGTGCCCAAGACAGATCCGTCCTAGAGAAGGAGGTTTCACCATGTCCACAACCCCGCTCGCGCAGGGGCAGGCAGGCAACGAGATCGAGATCGCCGGGCCGATGGCCCCGAAGGCGAACCTCGCCCGCCGCGAACCCGTACCGAAGGAGCTCGCCGCGCTCGGAGTCGTGATCGCAGTCGATCCCGAGTCCGACATGCAGATGCTCATCATCCCGAAGGCTCTCCGGGAGAAGGCGAACGTTCTCGCCCCCGTGCAGGCGTTCCAGCAGGCGGACGCGAACTGGCGCCCGTCCCTCCGCGTCGTCGAGCTCGACCCCGACCCGATGAACGGCCCGCACTTCTACAAGCAGCAGGGCGGCAAGGTCGCCCCGCGCAAGCAGGCGCTCGAGCTTCTCGCTGACGCCGCCGGCGTCGTTCAGATTTCGACGAACCTGCTCGGCCGGGAGCGCGTCGAGATCGGCGGCGTGATTTCCGAGACGTTCACGCACATCGCGATCCTGAAGATCCGCAAGTCCGACGGGACGCTCCGCACCCTCGAGGCGTCACGCACCTACGAGCCGTTCGCGGAGTACGAGGAGATCAAGACTTCGGTCGGCTCCGGCAACTACGCGAAGACGCCTGGGACTCCGGACTTCGACGCGGAGGTTCGGAAGCGGTGGCTGAACGAGGTGAAGTTCGCGAAGGCGAAAAACGAGTCGAAGGCGATCAACCGCGCGTTTCGCTCGGCGATCCAGATCCCGCAGACGTTCACTCCGCAGCGCGCCGCGCTCCCGTTCGTTGTCGTCGGGTGGAACCTCGCCCCGCAGGACTCCGGTGCCGTGCAGTCCGCGATTGCGCAGCTGTACGGGGCGGCGGCAAGCGAACCGATCGAGGCTCCACTCGCGCTTGACCAGGGGTGGGACGCGCCGCCCGAGGAATCGGAACAGGAGATCGTTCCCGAAGATGGCCCCGTGGTCTCTTTCCCCCCGTTCGAGACCGCGGAGCCGAGTCAGCAGGCACCCACCGAGAGCGCTGTAGAGGTCGCTCCGGTGGGTGCTCCTGACGCCCAGGATTCACCCGCCGACCCTGTTGAGGTCGCCGAGCGCGAGTCGGCAGTTGCGGGTGATACGCCGGGGGTGGTGGAAGAGCCTCCCGCCCCCCCGGCGGAACCTTTGCAGGATGCGACGGTGGTGCCAGCTACCGACGAGCAGGAGGCCGAGGCGACAACACCTCCCGCCTCGGCCTCCGACCAACCCGTCGAACAGACTCCCGCCAGCGCCCTCAGCCCGGCGGAGTTCGAGTCGCTTCCGCGTGCTCTCGCGGTGAAATGGCCGTCCGGCTCGTATCAGGATCGCACGATCGGCTGGACGCTTGAGCAGGGCGAGTCGGCTGACGAGTGGCTTGCGTATGGGTTGCGCCAGCCGTGGCCGCACGACCCGGACTTCAAGAGGGCACTGATGCTCGCGTGCAAGGCGCACCGTCCCGAGATGTACGCCGAGTTCCGGAAGGAGGCACGGGCATGAAGACCTACGAGGATTTCGTTCGCCACGCCCCCCGGGGGTTCCCGACGAGCGCGGAGCACGATGCGTGGTTCCGTGAGAATGGGTATGAGATCGAAGACCTCCACCGTGTCACCGCCGAGGTCGCGTCGACTCGCGTCGCCGACATCCCAGACGGTAAGGAGCTCACCGCCGACGAGATCGTGAAGATGCTCCGCATCTGCATTCTGTTCGGCTTCGAGCTCGGGGTGCGATGCGAGACCGAGGAGGGGGCGGCATGAGGATCCTCTACACCATCTTCGTCGGTATCCCGATGAGCATCGCCTGCATGACCGCCGGCCTGCTCCTGTGCTGCACGATCATCGGAATCCCGATCGGCCTGACGCTGTTCGCGTCCGGGTCGAAGGTGCTCACGATGGGTCCGCGGTAATGCGCGTGCTCTTCACGGGCGACTGGCAGCTTGGCGCCGGTCAGAACCTCGGCACCGCCGAGTACGGTCACGGCTCCCGCTTCCAGGATCAGATCGACGTGCTGGAGCGAATCGGCGACCTCGCGATCGAGCAGGACGTGAAGCTCGTCGGGATGCTCGGCGACGCGTTCGAGCGGGAGCGCCCCGCCCCACACGAGATCCTCGCCGTCCAGGGATTCGTGCACCGCATGAACCAGGCGGGCATCCGATGCCTGTTCCTCATGGGCAATCACGACTCGCGCGGTGCCGCGCTCCCGTCGGCTCTCGAGATTTTCGCCGACACCGGATGTGCCGTCGCGCTCGCCCCGACGCTCCTGGAGTTCCCGCCGAACGCGCCCGAGGTTGTCGTCGCGTGCCTTCCGTGGGTTCCGCCCGGGGCGATCGTCGCCGAGATGGGGGACGTGCCGCGCGACGAGGTGAATGACCGGGCGGCGCTCGCGCTCGCCGGCGGGGCACGGATGCTCGCCGAGCGGTGCAAGGTCGAGTACCCGGATGCGATCCGCATCCTCGTCGGTCACTGGTCGATCAGCGGCGCGTCGCTCCCGACCGGGCTCGACACGGCGATGTTGCGCGAGCCGGTGATCCCGCTTGAGTCGCTGACTGAGTCGGGTTTCCACTTGGCGGCGTTCAGCCACATTCACCGCGCGCAGGTGCTTGCCTCGGGCCCGACCCCGGTGTTCTACACGGGCGCGCCGATGGTGAACACGTGGGGCGAGGTCGAGGGCGACCACGGCGTCTGGATCTACGACACCGAGGGTCCGTCTCTGAAGATGCACTCGATCGCCGACAACAAGCGGTTCCTCACCTACGACCCGCAGTGGACGTTCGGCGAGGTCGCGACGTGGCTCGAGCCGGACGTGGACGTGGTTGGCGCGGTCGTGCGAGTGGCGTACACGCTGACCGAGGAAGAGGCGCGGAAGGCCGACCAGTCGGTGATCCGCAAGCGCCTGCTTGAACTCGGAGCGGCGAAGGTGATCTTCAAGCCGACGATCGTGAAGGATCAGCGCGCCCGGGCGGAAGGGATCGCAGACGACTCACTCGACGAGGTTGGGGCGCTCGAGCTCTGGCTGTCGTCGCAGATGATCGAGGCGCCCCTTGCCGCTGCGATGCGCTCTGAGCACGCTCGGTATTTGGCCGAGGCGAAGGCATGAACCCGCTTTCAGTCAAGGCCACGAACTACGGTCCCTACGCCAACGTCTCCTGGGAGATCCCGACGGGACTCACGGCGATCGTCGCGCACAACACGCTCGTCGAGGGCGCCGACTCGAACGGAGCCGGGAAGACGAAGCTGCTCGAGCTCGTCCCGCTCTGCTTGTTCGGCCCGACGCTCTCCTGGGACGACTATCTCACCACGGGGATTGAGGACACCCGATGCGTCGTCGAGCTCACGTTTGAGCACGGACCCAGCCTCTACCGCATCCGTCGCACCTACGACGCGAAGGGTCGGGGGAAGACGACGCTCGACTTCGAGAGCGCTCTCTTCTCCACCCGCGAGGGATACACAGACGACATGTGGAACCCACTCACTCGCGGCGACCAGAAGGAGACGCAGGCGCTCATCAACGCGACGATCGGGCTCTCCGAGGCGACGTTCGCTCACTCGGTGTTCGCCGCACAGGGCGCACGCCACTTCGCCGACCCGACGCTTCCCCCACGGGAGCGGAAGGCAATCCTCACCGAGGCTCTCGGCCTCGAGGTCTGGGACGAACTTCTGAAGGCGTGCAACGCCGACATCTCGGAGGTGAAGAAGGCGATCGAGGCGATCGACCAGAAGGTCGGCGTGCTTGAGGCCGATGTCGCCGACAAGGGCACGATCGAGTCCGACCTCATTGTTCTGCGGCGCCAAGCAAGCGAGGAGACTGAGGAGATCGCACGGTGCGAACTCGCGGTTGGAGAGGTGAACGAGCGCCTCCAGTCGCTCGCGACGGCAGCCTCAACGAGAAGCGCGGCGGCGGCCCGGTACGCATCGGCGACAACTCGACTGGGCGAGATCACGATGGTGCTCGAGAAGTCCAAGGCGGCCAGCGAGGCGCTCGACGGAGCGCACGAGCGCCTCGCCATCCTTGAGCCGATCGCGTTCCAGGTTGAGGAACTCACGAGGCAGCTGGCGGATGCGAGACTCGCGCATGCCCTGAGCGACCAGCGCGTTCGGGAGCGAAACGAGATCGTCGGTCGAATCGCAGTCGAAGAGATTCGCCACGAAAGCATCTCAGTGAAGCAGGCCGGGTTCACGGCGCGCATCGCCGAGAACGTCGAGCAGGTGACCGCGAAGCGCACCGACCCGGGTGTCTGTGACCACTGCAACCAGCCGCTCGCCGGCGAGGCGCTCGAGGCGGCCATCGCGAGTCTCCAGAGGGACTACGCCGCGCTCGTCGCCGGGTCCGCCGAACTCGACGCCGAGGCAGTGGCGACTTCCGCCACAATCGCGTCTCTGAAAGAGAGCCTCGAGGCGATCGTGGTGCCCGACGAGAGCGATGTGGATCTCGCAGGTCTCGCGGATCGCCATGCGAAGGCGCTCGGCGCGCAACGCGAATGCGCGGGGCTCAACGAGCGCATCGTGTTCCTGATCGCAGAGCGGGATGCCGCGACTCTTCCGGATTTCACACATCGGTACGGGGAGGCAAAGCAGGAAATCGCGGCAGCCGAGGCTGAACTCGGGTCGACGAACGAACCCGACAACGAGTTGCTGCACCTCACGAAGCGCGAAGCGGAGCGTGCTGCCACAGACCTCACGATCGCTCGCACCAACGATCGAGCCACGACGGCACGCGTTGCTGTGACCGAGGAGCGCCTCAGAAACCTCGCCTCGCTCGCGGAGAGGGCGCAGGAGGCGCTCGCAGAGAAGGGACGACTCGTAGAGCGCCTGAACGTCCTGAGCGCTCTCAGCCGCTCCTACGGCCGCGACGGCATCCCGGCGCTGATCCTCGAGGCGTCGGCGATCCCCCACATCGAGAACGAGGCCCAACGCGTACTCAGCCAGATGGGCATGCCGTTCCGCGTTGAACTCGTCACGCAGAAGGAGAACAAGACGGGCGGCGTCCGGGACACTCTCGACGTGGTGGTGCACGAGCCGAACGGGCCGCGGCGCTATGAGACGTACTCCGGCGGTGAGCGCACACGATTGGAGCTCGCGCTTCGCGTTGCGCTCGCCCGACTGATCGCTCACCGCTCGTCGTCGGCGTGCGAGATGCTCGCACTCGACGAGCCCTCGTGGCTCGACGCGACAGGAATGAAGCAGTTGGCGGAGGTTCTGCGCGGGTTGCCGGAGTTCCGGTCGATCGTGCTCGTGTCTCACGACGAGCGCCTCGTCGAGGCGTTCGACCAGACGGTGATCGTCGAGCGCGACGAGAACGGGTCGCGGGTGGTGGCATGAACATCAACGATCCCGTGATCCCGACTCGCTCGGGCCGCATCGTCGACCCACTGAACCTGAAGGTCGAGGACATTGACATCGACGACATCGCGCACTCCTTGTCGCTTCTCTGCCGGTTCAATGGGCACACGACGAGCCTCTACAGCGTCGCGGATCACTCGATCCGGGTCGCGCAGGAGCTTCGCGTCGGCGGGGCGCCGAGGAAGATCGTCCTCTGGGGGCTCCTGCACGACGCGTCGGAGGCCTACCTCGGCGACATGGCGCGGCCGTTGAAGCGCACCCCGGAGATGCAGTTCTACCGGGACGCCGAAGAGCGAGCCATGCGTGTCATCGCGGAGCGCTATGACCTCGGATGGCCGATGCCGAACGTCGTGAAGGAAGTCGACCAGATGATGTGCGTGACCGAGTGGCGCGACCTGATCGCGAATAAGCGCACGAACAAGAACCGGCTGAAGAAGTTCCCGATCCAGCTGATCGAGGGCATCGAGCCGTTCAAGGGGAAGATCAAGCCGCAGTCGCAGTGGAACGCGTATCTCGGGTTCCTCGCAGGCTTCGAGGCTCTGACTCCGGATGGCGTCAAATGAAACGATCCGATATTCTCCCGCAGCAACTACAACCGAGATGCCCCAGGCTTTGTGTCGGGGCCGCCCAGGCTGGCACGTGTCCAGCACAGCGAAAGACGGAGGTTTCAGTTGAAGGCAGGACTACTCAGCATCGTTGGTGCAGTCGTTCTTCTCATTCCCGGGTCGGCGCTCTCATCGCCGCCATCTTCGGACAGGGCTCTCGCCCACGCGAGTCACGTTGTGCAGTTCTTCGAGCGACACCCGTCGCTCGTCGTGAAACCGAAGGGGCATCAGGCTCTCTTCACCGCGATCTCTGTGATCGACCATGTGGCGCAGTCGAAGCTTGCACGGAAGCATCTGAAATCCCGAGCTCTCGCCGCGAATCGCTCATGGGAGGCGGCGGTCAGGTACGTTCGTCCGTACGTCGGATCGGCGGTCGCGGACTGGATGTGGAACTGCTCACGAGGCGAGGGCGGGCAGTACGGTGGACCCGTCTGGAACCAAGGGGGGTCGGGAGCCTACGGGTGGCTCCAGTTTACGCAGGGGACGTTCTACGGGGTCATCGACAAGGGGATATCCAGTGCGAAAGCCGCAGGGATGATCGTCCCGCCTCAAGCTCGCTCGTGGTCATCACCGCTCGGGCAGGCAATCGCCGGCGCGCAGATGTACCGCGACGGTCGGCTGAACGAGTGGACTGCGCCAACCTGCTGATCCCCGTCGGTGCCCGATGAGGCGCCGATGGGTTATCGCGACCGGACTGGCCGGCGCCCTGCTCCTCGGGGCGCTGGCCGTCCAGCTCGCGAACATCATGGAGCTCATGGAGATGGAGCGGTGATCATCAACATCGAGGATGCTGTGATCCGTCACCGCAGCCTCTCCGCGCGGATCGCGAATGACTACTTCCTCCCTGGCGGCGACCGCGACGACGTCGAGCAGGAGGCGTTCATCGGGCTGTGGGAGGCGGCTCGCTGCTACAACGGCGAGATTCCGTTCACGGCGTTCGCGTCGATCGTGATCCATCGCAGGCTGAACGACGCGCTGAGGCGCGCGCGGCGTGGCAAGCATGGGCCGCTGAACACCGCGCTTCGGTCGATCCCCCTCGAGGAGGACAGCGAGCGCATCGACATCGGCGAGGCGATCCCGGCGTGGAACACCGACGCCGACGAGATCCTTGAGCGCCGCGACGAGATTCGTGCGATGGTGGGTCGCCTCGGCTCCTTGACGCCGCTGGAGAGGCGGGTGCTTGCCGGATTCCTGGACGGCCGGGAGTATTCGGAGATGGGGCCAACGAAGTCGGTCGACAACGCTTTGCAGCGCGCACGGAAGAAGCTCGCGGCATGACGCTCGATCCGATCATTCATGACACTCATTTCACCCTTCACAACGGGGACGCGGTCACGGTGCTCAACGGCCTACCTAAGCGCTCGGTCGACTGCTGCGTCACGTCTCCGCCGTATTGGGGTTTGCGTGACTACGGCGTTGACGGGCAGCTTGGCTTGGAGGCGACCCCGGACGAGTACGTGGCGGGGATGGTTGCGGTGTTCCGCGGGGTGCGCCGGGTGCTCAGGGATGACGGCACGCTGTGGCTGAACCTCGGGGACAGCTACCACGGGGGCGGATACGCCAACCACGGCATCAACGGCGAAGCGTGGCTGCAAGAGCACGGAGGCGACAGACGGCGTTCGCGCCAACAGGATCGCATCAACGCCAATCCGGGATTGAAGCCGAAGGATCTCGTCGGAATTCCGTGGCGGGTTGCGTTCGCGTTACAGGCCGACGGCTGGTATCTGCGTAGCGACATCATCTGGTCGAAGCCGAACCCGATGCCTGAGAGCGTCACGGACAGGCCGACGAAGGCGCACGAGTACGTGTTCCTGCTCAGTAAGGGGCCGCGGTACTACTTCGACCAGGAGGCGGTGCGGGAACCCCTGACTGAATCTGCGATCCAGCGCGACCAGTCTCCGCGAGGACGACGGCAGAACGGCGGCGGGAGCGTTGAGAGCATGAACGGGATTGTCTATACGCAGGATTTCGGTGATATGAAAAATAACCCAGCCGGGAGGAACATTCGGTCGGTGTGGGAAATAGCCACGCAGCCGACCCCGGAAGCCCACTTCGCGACCTACCCCGAGGAACTCGTGCGGCGCTGCATCCTCGCCGGATGCCCCAAAGGAGGCGTCGTGCTCGACCCGTTCATGGGGTCAGGAACCACCGCGGTCGTCGCCCGCAAGAACGGACGGCGCAGCGTCGGGGTCGAACTGAACCCCGATTACTGCGAGATCGCCCGGAAACGCTACTCCACTTGGCACAGGAAATCGCTTCGCACACCACCACCCGAGCCGGGTCAACTCTCGTGTCTCCCCGAGGGAATCCTTCCATGACGCCCGCCGAACGCCACGCTCTCAAGATCCGCATCGACCAGGCCCGTCGGGAGCGGATCGAGCGCGAGGATCAGATCCGGGCGATCGACCGCGCCGGACTCGAGATGGAGCGCGAGAAGCGCCGAGCACTCGAACCGCGGGCATGCTCGTGGTGCGGCGTCGAGTTCCAACCCGGTCAGGCCACGCAAATCTTCTGCACCCGGTCGCACGCGACCCTCTCGTGGATCCACAAGACCGCGCAGGGCCGCGCCTACCAGGAGCGCCAGAAGCAGCAACGCACCGAGAGACGAAGGGAGGCTCAGGCGGCATGAGAACGTGTCCGAAGTGCGACCACAAGAGCGGGCCGAAGGCCGAGCACTGCGACGCGTGCGGCTACCAGATCGTGATGTTCCTCAGCAACCCGAAGCCGAAGCCGAAGCGGGCCCCGAAGCCGAGGAAGCCCGCCGGCAGAATGCCGACCGACCCCCGTCGTGACCGCACCTTCGACGGTGTCGATGCGACCCTGATCGCGGTCGACGAGATGGCGGGCCTGACGGATGAGGAGTGGAGCCGGATCACTGACGGACTCGACGAGATGACTTGCGGAATCGCGGACGATCTGATTGAGTCGGGCGTCCTGTGAGCGAGGTCACCTTCACCGTCCCCGGCATCGCCGCCCCACAGGGGTCGAAGACGAAGACGCGGTTCGGGATGCGCGAGGACAATCCGCGCACGAAGCCGTGGCGGGCGACGGTCGCCGCCTACGCCGATGAGGCGATGGAGGGGCGAGAGAAGCTCGCAGGTCCTCTCGAGCTCTGCGTCACCTTCTACTTCCCGAGGCCGAACAGCCACTACGGGACGGGCAAGAACGCCGATCGGCTGAAGTCGAGCGCGCCGCACTGGCACACGTCGAAGCCGGACACCGACAAGCTCGTCAGGGCGATCGGCGACAGCCTGACCGGGCGCGTCTGCCGCGACGACTCGCAGATCTCATCCTTGAAGATCAAGAAGCTCTACGGCGCCCCGTGCGCCATGATCGCCATCACCGAACTCACCCCCACTACGAACGGAGGTTCAGAATGAGCACAGTTGACATGAGCGGAATCGCGGGAAGCGTCTCCGACATTCAGATCGACGGGCCGACCATCGACATCCCGCCGGTCGAGAACGCGACCGGCGCCGTCGCGCCGAGCACCCCGGCGGACGCTCCCCCCGCGCCGACCGAGGCCGAGATCGCGGCAGCCACGCCGAGCGGGAAGACCGTCGAGCTTTTCGACAGCGGTCGCTACCTCGAGGCCGTCGTCGTCGACGGACAGAAGACCGACGAGATCGTCGTCGCGTTCAGCGGCTCGATCCGGTACGACGCGATGACCCCGGAGGGGCGCGAGATGTTCGAGCGGCTCACGCTCGGCCGGTCGGTGTCGCTGCGCATCGAGGGCATCGTCGCCGGGAAGGCGGGCTCGTACAAACTCGCCGGCGTCGGCACAGATGACGAGCGGGAGGTGGTGACCGGGAAGGCCACGGTCAAGGTCACCGACCTGTACAGACTCACGCCCGAAGAGCTCTAGCAGCCCTCGTTCGAGTCTCGCGCTCGTGCTCACCCCGCCCCCTCGGGAACCTTCGCTGACCCTGCATCTCGGGGACTGTCGCGACGTGCTCGCGCAGATCCCCGAGTGCTCGGTTGACGACGAGCACGAGCAGATGGCGTGGCTGTGAGCATGAACGGGCGGATCACGACGGACGAGCTCGTCCAGAGGATCGAGCAGCAAACCGGACGGAACGGCAGGAAGGCCGGGAGAGAGATCGTTCTCCTGTGCCCCCACCATGAGTCCGGCGACTCGACTCCGAGCCTGAATGTGCGCGAGGGGGATGGCGGCTACCCGCTGATCCGCTGTCGGTCGCGCGGATGCACCCCTGACGAGGTGCTCGGCGCCGTCGGGCTCGCGTGGCGCGACGTGTTCGGGGACGACAGCGAGCACTGGACGCCGAACGGGCCGTGGGTCGCCTGCTACGACTACACCGACGCGAGCGGGGCGCTCATCCACCAGGTTCTCCGCACGGCCGACAAGAAGTTCAGCCAGCGCCGCCCCGACTCGTCAAAGCAGAGCGGGTGGTCGTGGAACCTCGAGGGCGTCACCCGCGTCCCATACCACCTGCCCGACCTGATCGCGGCGGTCGCCGCCGGGGAACCGATCTACATCGCGGACGGGGAGAAGGACGTGCAGGCGCTCGAGGCGACTGGCGTGACCGCCACCTGCTGCTCGGGCGGCATGTCGAAGTGGCCGCACGCGTTCGGGCAGTACCTCGTCGGCGCGGACGTCCGGGTGATCGTCGATCAGGATCCACTGCAGAAGGACGGGAAGCCGCACGCAGAGGGCCAGAGAGCGGCTTTTCAAGTGCACGAGAAGCTGCAAGGGTCGGCGCGCACCGTCGCGCTGCTCGCGCCGAAGGTTGGGAAGGATGCAGCCGATCATCTAGGGGAAGGATTCGGCGTCGACGAGCTCTCCACGGTCTCCCCGATCGACCTGGCGAGACTCCTGTCCGCCGAAACCGAGTCGACAGGGGACGTCGGCGAAAGCGGAGAACCGGCCCAGGGGGTGCCGGTTCTCCGCTTTTCGCTCGGGCGCGAGTTCATCTCGCAGCCGCTCGCCGGGATCAACCCACTGTTCGGCGAGAAGGGGGACGCGCTGATGATGCCCGGTTCGCTGATGCTGCTTGCCGGGATCGGCGGCGCGGGGAAGACGACCCTAAGCCTGCACATGATGGCGCACTTCGCCGCTGGCCTCCCGTGGTTCGGGATCAAGGTGGCGCGACCGATCCGGTGCGTCGTGATCGAGAACGAGGGTCCGCACGACCCGTACGTCGAGAAGGTGAAGGAGTTCGCCGAGCGCTTCCGCAACTGCACTTGCTCGGGAGAGCCGCATGGCACCGACGATTTCCTCGATAACTGCGCGTTTCTCGACGCCCCGTGGGGGAAGTTCACGTTCGAGGATGTCGGCCTCGCGCAGGAGCTTCGCGAGCAGACGAAAGCGTTCAAGGGCGACCTCGTCGTCGCGAACCCACTCGGTCGCCTAGGAATGCGTGGGGCAGGCACCCCGGAGGAGACCCGGGCGTTCCTGCAGCTGCTCTCGAACGCCGGGCTCGGCGAGGACTTCGCCGCGCTCCTCCTCCACCACCTCGCGAAGGTGCAGCCGAACACGCCGCTCGTGCAGCAGGTGTCGGGCGACTGGGGGCCGCACCCGGACACGATCATGGTGATGGAGTCCGCCGGGGAGCGCCGATCGAAGCTCGCGTTCGGGAAGGTGCGCTGGGGCGACCAGGGCCGCGCCCCGATGATCCTCGACTGGCTGACCGACCCGGCGGGCCCGGTCGGCTACACGATGAGCGGCGTTACGAAGGGCGTGACGGACACGGAGATGTTCGAGCGGATCGACAAGTTCCTGCGCGAGCAGCAGTTCCCGTCGAAGATCACCGCCGTCACGAACGGGGTGAAGGGGAACGCGAAGCGCACCCGGGAGATCATCGAGATCGGCCTCGCGTCGGGGCGCTATCAGTCATCGGGCGGCGCCCGTCCGACGTACTGGATGGGCGACAGGTCGGTGCAGGAGGGGATGGCGCTGTGAACGTCGTGGGTGCCTGCCACGAACCTCCCATCGAGGCGTGGGACAACAAGAACGGCTACTTTCGGGTAACGATTGCACGACAGCATTTCTACGCTCACCGTTTGGCCTATGAGCGCGCTCGTGGACCGATACCAGATGGGTTGGTTATAGACCATCTGTGCCGGAACAGGTGGTGTTGTAACCCTGATCATCTTGAGGCAGTTACCAACGAGGAGAACATCCTGCGCGGCTTCTCACCGCCAGCGCAGAACGCGCGGAAAGCGCGTTGTCCTAATAACCACGAATACACCATCGAGAAACAGGGATGGCGTCGCTGCCAGATCTGCCGTCTTGCGCGTCGAGTAGAGCGTGGAGAGACATCTGGGCGCGGTGGATCATCCATGCGAACCCATTGTCCAAAAGGGCATCCATATGACGCCAGCAACACCTTCTTGCGCCTTCGACCAGATGGAACGCTGATCCAGCGCGTATGCCGTGAATGTAGTCGTCTGCGATGCCAGGAGCGACGAGACAAACTTCGCGAGAAGGGGGTGATGCCCGATGCCCGCTGACAACTTCCTTGCCTTGGATTTGTTTGCAGGCCCGTTACCGGGCGGATGGGATCTCGGAGCGGCGAAACTCGGCCTTCGTCCGCTCGGGATCGAATGGGACGACTCCGCCTGCCGCACGCGGGAGGCCGCCGGTCTCGAAACGCTCCAGGGCGACGTTTCGCTCTTCGACCCCGGTAGGTTCGCCCCTCGCGACCTCCTGATCGCATCCCCACCATGCCCGACGTTCTCAACCGCCGGGGATCAGAACGGACATCTCATCACCGACCTGATCGTGAGATGCGCAAGAGACATGCTCGCGGGCGCAGACACCCGAATGGAGACGATCGAGGCCGCAACCCGAATCCTTCTCCCAACCGAGAAGAAGCCAGGAAGAGCCTCCCGGGACGCGAGGATGAGTGTGCTCGTCGTCGAGCCGCTCCGTTGGATCATGGAGCTCCGTCCGCGCTACGTCGCGCTTGAGCAGGTTGGGAACGCCGTCCCGCCCCCACTCGCCGAAGCGGTGCTGCGCGCGCTCATCGCATGAACGAGCAGATGTCGTTCCTGCAGGCCGGGCTCGAGCCGAACCAGTGGCTCTGCCCGACCTGCCGCGGCAACCGTGACACCCCGAGGCTCCTCTACCCCA